CGTCTCAACTTCTTCCTCTGCCAATTCGCCCAATAAAGTCGAATATTCGCCTCTTTTTAAGAGCTTGTTAACAAATTTACTTGGCGAGCCGCCTGTTTTTCTCGACCATGCTTTTTGCAATGCAGGTACGAACTTTCGGGCAAAGGGCAGTTTGGCAAGTCCCCTCATTATCGTTGTACCCGATACCTCTGCCCCTGCTGTGATTATCTGGTTTCCCCAAGACTTCGCTATGGATTCACCTAACGATTCTTCCGGCCTTATTCCTTCCCTGATTTCAAGACGTCTCTCTGCAAGTTCTTCTGCGCCTCTGGGAGCGAAGGCTATAGCCCCTCTTGCCGTCGAACCCGAAATCCAACCCAATAATCGAGCCCCGAACCTGCCAGCCTTTGTCGTTCCCAACAGTCTTAATCCCGCTCGTCTGCCAACTGACCTTACTCCGGTATATATTCTTCCGGTTATCGCAAACTCGGCCATATAGGTAGGCAGGTTGGATATACCCCACGCTACTGTGCTGAACCAGTTATTCTGTGCGTATTTGCGACGCCTGTAATTTTCGACTATTCTCTCATCGGATTCTTTATCAGCGTATTCCGCAAATTCGTAAGGGTCGTATTCCATCACCTTGCCTTCAATTACTCTCGGCGTTACACGGCCGAGCATACGTTCGCTTACTTCATCGCGAAAACCAACTGGCGTACTGTAGTCCCAATCAGAATCAAGCCTTGTTTTCGCCGCCTCATAGGTCATTTGGTTAAACAATGCGACTAAGGCACCGCCCAAAGGCACTTTTTCCAAAGCTGTCGGCATATCCGCCATACCAAACTCTAATCTAAGTCGTTCCCAACCACCGACTATATTTCTCAATTCTTTAAGCAGTATGTCCTCTTCTAAGATTTCCTCCGGTGTTGCTTTAATTCCTAACACTCCCCATTTCGGCGGTTTGAATAGAACCTGCTTTAATGCTACTGTGGCCGGTGCCGATGGGTCTGCCAATTCGGGCGGGATTAGATAATCTCCTAAACTGTTTTTGTCGTCCAATTCACTTTTCCATCGTTCCCTAATTTCGTTAATTTTGCCCTCTTGTTTGGCTCGTGGGTAAACTAATTCGGCCATCTCATCAGTCAGTTGCCTATCCAAAGCCAATAATTGTTTGTCGAGAAAATTCTGTCTCTCAGCCTGTGGGTTTTCCGACAGATTGAAATATTCCGACATAACATTTCTTTTGCTCTTGTCGATGTAATCTTCCAGATGAGCATTTGGGTCATTAAGTAAATCAATAACAGCCGCACCTTTTACTTCTTTCCCTTCGGCGAGCGTACTGATTCTATCCCAATAAGAAACCTCTGATTTTTCTGGTAGTTGTTCGGTAATAATATCAGCCTCGTCCGTCGTTCCTGCCAATTCTGCTATTCTGTCCCAATATCCCATTATTTTTCAGGAATGATATATCCGTCCTTTTTCGCTAATTTTTCGGCCAGTTTTATATCACCACCAGCCAAATAGTAATAATGTAATCCAATCTCGTCCGTCATAGGTTTTTCTCTTTTTCTAAATTCTTTAATCCATTGAGTAGTTCCTATTTCTTCTGCTCTTTCTGATGACATCCATTCCATTTTAGCTTTGTAAGGCAGAGCTCTTAACGCTTTTGTTCTTTCTTCTACAGGCCAATCTTCATACCACCAGTCTTTTACTGTTGGCTTAAACATAAAGAATAAATAATCCTGACTTTCCTGTGGCGATGGTGGCCTTTTATGAATTGATTGATGTTCCCTTAACCACTTATCATAGTCGTCCATATACCTTATTTTGTCCTCTGGGGTTTTAGCAAATTCATTTATGATTGTAATCGCTCTTTTCACAGTCCTTGTGTTAAATATGTCATCTTCATCGGTTATGATATTATGCAATTCTTTGTATTGGGTTATGCTGATACCGCCTTTTCTGCCCTTGCCAACCAAATCAGACAAATCTTCCGGTTCTACTGATTTCGGGTCTTTCTGAATTTTTAGCAGATACTTCATATATGTAGCGGGGTCGCCTTCCAAAAACGGATTCTCCTCTTCGGCAAGCGATTTGCGTATTGCCTTTTGTTGGTCTTCAGTCAGAACGCCGTCGTAGCTTTCAATTAAATCGAATATATCACCCGTAAAATCCTGCGGCATTTTACCCGTTTCGATAGCATCGTAAATCGTATCTTTTGCGTCCTCCTGAGCTTTCTTTAATGCTTCATCGTCAAGATTCTTTTTGAAGTTATACTGAGTCCTGACATCTTCAAAAACCTTGTCCCACTGCTCTCCTGTTATTCCGTATTTCTCTCTTGCCTCTCTTTTCCTTTTGGGGTCGTTCATCCACTTTGCAGCTTCGTCCCATCCGCCTTCTGCTGCTAACTGGTCTGTCTTTTCCTCCAACCACAAAACAGCAGCTTTTTCTGCTGCTTTAGCTTTCTTTGCGTCTATTTCTGCACCTATCAGTTCCTTCATCGTAGGCACAAGTTCTTTGTCGTATACTGTCCCTGCGTGCCTATCTAACAAATCAAAAGCCGCCTGCTTGTCCAAATTGGCGACGTGGCTTTTTAACATCATCTCCGCTTTTTCGGCTTCACGCCTTCCGACAATAGTTCCAATTTCGCCATCAAGCCGCTTATTGAGTCTTTCTTTGTTCTGTGCTAACCAATTATTCGCATAGTCTTTGCTCGCCGGCAGCTTTAGTTTTTGACCTGCCAGATTCAATCCATTTATTGCCTTTTCCTTTTGCTGTCTGATTTCATCGACACCTGCACCTGGATTCTCTATCAGCCAAGTCCTAAATCCTTCAATAGTCGTTCCCGTCTGTCCGAGAAAAGAATGTATCTCATTACCAGTTTTTATTTGATTGATTTTTGATAATATATCTCCCCCCGTTTGTGCTATAACTGCGCCAAATTGCTGTTGCCCTCTTGTATTAGCAAGGTAGTAAGGTGGTTTATGTGCAGGTAAAGCTGTCGGCGTTTGTGTTCTCTGATATAATTTTATTTCTACTCCCACTTAAAAATTCCTCGTATAACTATAAGGTGTTGTTTTCCAGTTAAAAGTTGTATCAGGAGTCCATCCCAAAGATTGTTTATTGAGATTGAATAATCCTGATTCCCAAGATGCCATCCCTGCCCTGCCAAATCCTAATAGTCCCGTAGATAGAGACTGCCATTTAGCCTGCTCTCTTGCCATTTCGCCGTAGGCCGTTTCGTATGTAGCCCTCATCTCATATAATTCCGCAGTTTCCCTGCCCCTTTCGAGTATGTAGCCCTTATCTTTAGCGGCATCGAGTTTCGTCTGAGCCTCGATAATTAAAGGCGCACCGATATTAATCCTTACGTTAGAAGCAGCGAATCCCACCTTTTGTGAAGCAATAAGCCTGCGTTTCTTTTCCTCTAAGATACGAGCCTTTTCCTCGGCTTCTTTCTTTACCATCTCCGCACGTTTGCGCTCCTGCTCCGCTCTGGCATTTGCCAAGTCCTGAGCCATTTTGCCCTGCTGCGAGATTGCCCTCATCTGCATAACCGTGCCGGCAATCATACCGCCAATGAGCAATGCTGGTACTGCGGCTGCCATTATTCTGTCCTCGTCCAAATGTGCATATCTGGCTCCTTCTTGAACCCTAAATGCTCAAGAAACTTATCGCTTATTTTCGACTCTGCGAATACGCGCCAGAGGTTTTTTTCGTCCCTCGTCTTAATAAATACATCTTTCGTTTCTTCAAAAAGTTTTTTCTTCTGCCTTAATCTTATATGGGGAAAAGTCGCACACCACGCCTCACCCAGACCTATATAGCGGATACCGCCTACCCCGAAAAATTCACCTTTATCCGTAAAATATGAATGAGCAGTACCGGTAATGATGTTTATGTTTGCAAGATATACCTTCTCTGCCTGAGACAATTTATCGTAATCAGGGTAAAATTCCTTATTGGCCGCCATAACAGCCAAAAAGTCATCGGTTGTCATTTGTCTTTGTTCCATAATAAACCCTGCGCAACCACTGCGCAACCACTGCGCAACCATAGTTAGGGCGCATTCATTCCATATTGAGTAATAATCTGTCTTATCGTCAGAGGAAAAGGCGCATCGCTTTCGACGTAAATAGTCTGTTTCTTTTTCGACGCATAAGGATAAGGATATCTTCTAAATCTCGATAAACACGTAGTTAAATCCTGTGCTGTTGCGTTAGGGTCGAAATTCATATCATTTTCAAAATTGATATATGTTAAATCATCGAGAGTTGCACTATCCCCATATTTGCAATATCCTGTTTTGTAAAAATCGAAATCAAGTGCTTGAACGTGCTTTTGCATAGCCTTGTCCTGCGGGTCTATTACCAAAGGCAAGCTCTCATATTTCGATGTGTAAGGCAGACCTGCCGTTACCCTCGCCGCCGCTCTGTCTATTATGATTTCGCCGTTTGCATCAACTACCTCGTTAGGCTCAAAAACACCGTCGCCTAATATATATATATTTTCACCGATTAAATGGTCGAGTCCGTTAAAATCATTCACTTCAGAACCAGTATAAGAAAGTCCCGAATCGACGAACCAGCAGTCGTTAGTATCAGTACCCCAGTCTCGCGGAGCGAATCGCTCGACGTATTTGTAATCGTTGCCGTCTATTGTCCTGTTGACTATTACCCAAATCTCATCCTCAAATTCTATGCCGGGGATTCTGCAGACGGATTCAAAATCCCCATCCGTTGTCTGTTTAGCCCATCCTATGACCTGCTGCTGGGCATCATAAGTCAGAGTTGCAATATCACCGTTATTTAACACGCACCAAAGAATAGGTTGCGGCCTGTACTGAAAAGCAACATCTTTTATCCCGCTGTTCGTTATATCCTCGGAAAGCAGCGTTAAATCAGGTGACAGGTATTTATCGTGCTGCAAGGAATATGAAAATTCCCTTATATTCCTATTGCCTCTCTCAACGTACAATAGTGATTCGCTTGCAAGTGCCGGCATAATGGCGGCAGAGCCTACATTTGTCTGCTCCTGATATGCAGGACTCGTAAACTTTACAGCCTCGCCCCGCTCACCCCAAATTCCTACGCTGCCGGAAGTGCCGATAATCAGATAATCCTTAGAAGCAAGCCAGCGTATGGGATTCTGTCCCGTAAGGGCAACGAGAAAGGCTGAATCGTCCAATGCTCCTTCCATAAAATTCTCAGGGTTGCCTGTTTTGCTGAACCATAAAATTTGCGGATATGTGGTCGAGCCGCCGAATACAAGTCTCTGCTGGTGATAACAAACAGTTTTGGGCCAGCCGTAACGGTCGCTCCAATAAGGCTCTCGCCAGTGTTTTGTGGCATCTGTCGAATCCAACGCTGTTAATACTGTCCCCGTAACGACCGTTCCGCTCTCATAATCGGTAATTTTTACTACTCCGTGATTTAGCGGGTCTGTAATAGTGAAAGTCCAGTCGCAGGTGCCGCTTACATAATCGCTCATTGTAACCCTGTAGATTGCTCCATCTTCTTCTGTCTCTGCCGGATTATCGAAATGTGTGCTGTTCATCGGCACTAATGCGTTTTTCCAGGTAACACCGTTATTTGTGCTTCTCTCTAAAGTTACCGTAGCGTCCCAGGTGCCATCGGTAATAAAGGAATAACCGCCGACAAAATAATCCGTTGAGTCGCCTGATTCGTCATCGTTTAACGAGCCTGTATAAGATGTATTTGAGCGTTTCTGGTTTATCTCCCAGATTGAGCCGTTATGCGTTTCCAGAAATATGCTGCTGCTGGCGGTGAGTGTAATCGAGTCTTTTGTACCCGAAGGTGTAATAGTTATATCCTCATCGTTTTCAGGCAGGAACGGCCCCGTTGATATGTCCATATCGGCAATCGTCCAGTCGTTATGAGCCGCTCTCGTCAGCTTTTGCGGCCAGTCGTTGCCATCGACGAGGTACATAGTATTATCGGCCTGTGCGTACTGGACATCCCATATCTCGCAGGCGTCGAAAACAGTAGCGATGTAATATGCGTCGCCGTAACATAAAGAGCTTAAAAGCAAGAACAGTAAAATTATTAGTTTTTTCATTCTAATATCGGGCCTCCATCATTATTTGCATCTGTTCGAAAAAATCTTATACATTCATCCGTTAATTCGAGGACATAGGCATCGTCCGTCGAATAATTGAACGGAATAAGCCTTGCGAGAGTCGTACTGTTTGCATCTTCTATGTATTGCGTGCCCGGACGTCTTTCTATCGGCCCCTGCGTAAAGACGAACATATTCTCAAGCTGCCTGCATCCGCTTGTGTACCGCTGAAAGTCGCTTCTCGCTTCGAGCAAGGGTGAGAACTGCCCACCATTAAAAGATGTTAGAGCGGGTGAAAATGCGTAACATATTGCAGCTATAAGAGTTATAAACAATATTATTATTGCCTTTTTTATCATTGCATCACCTGCCCCGGTTCCCCGTTTGCATCCGTTCTGTAAAAGCCCATAAATCCACCGCCAAAAGAAAGTACATAAGAATCGTCCGTCGAGATTTCAACAGGGATAAGGCGTACTGAATCAGCAGAGACACTTTCAAGATATTCTATATATGTATCGGCTTTAGGTAGTACCACAGGTTTTGTAATAAAAGCTACCGGGGCCTGCAAAGTAATACCGCCATCTCTCGTATCGTTTGTTTCAATGAAGCTCAGGTCATCAGACGAATAAGTATCACAATAATACGGATTGCGAATCACTCGTATATTGCCGAAAGTATCAATAAAGAAAGTATAGCTGTTTATATCACCTGATGTTTCTGCCTCTATAGATGATAAATCGGCTGATAATTTCCAAATGCGCTGTATCGTGCTTGTTGTTGTGCGACCGGCGACATATACATAACCGTTATAGGTGTTAATTGAATACATTACAGGTATATTTGAATTGGCATATTTCCACATATGAACGGTATCATCGGTAAGGCTTAAAGCAAATACACAGTAGTAACGAAACTCTGCCGGAATGTTTGGATATAGATAATTTGACCATCCGCATACATATACATAGCCCATATCATAATCAACGCACATATCATAAGGGAACTGTATTCTGACATCCCAGTCCGGGTCGTTGTCCGAATCCTCGCTCAAATCTGATTTTATTATGTGAGGCTGATAATGCTCACAATCCTCAGCTATACCACCCACCCTCACAATTTCATCATCATTAAGAATTTGTATTGCATAGCCCCCACCAAGATAATTATCATCTAAATCTGTTTCATAAAGTCCAATAAGTGTGCCATCGACAGCAAATTTCATTAAGCGACCACTATGCGATGAGCCGCCGTGAGCATAAATATACTGGTCGTCTGCGCTAAAGTGGACATCCCAAACTGTTTTGTCGTAACCGATATCGATACCAGGCTCAAAGTCTGCCGTTATAATCTCACCTGTTGTGGAATTGTATGTAGATAAAACCGAATCAATATAATCTGTATTATTAGTCATCGCTACAATACTGCCATCGGATGATATATCTGCCGCATAGGATTCAGTAACCTCATAATCATCATCAGGGTCGTAGCTGTTTTGTGCTAAAATAGCCTCGCAATTTCTGTCAAAAATGCCCCACCGATAGCCAGCAGGAACAATATACATAGGCGGCCAGAATATCTCCGGCAAAAATTCAGGCTCTTCCAATTCTCCGACATATTGCGTGCCCGGTCTTCTCGTAATCGGGCCGTGAGTATAAACGAGCATATTTTCTAAGATTCGGCAGGAGCTTAAATATTTATCAAATCCGCTTCTCGCCTCAACAGACGGGCTTACCTGCCCTGCATTGAACGATAAAAATGCAGGTGAAACAGCCAAAGCAGTCGTCGAGAATAAAAGCAAAATCAAAATCCTTTTCATTAAGACCGTCCCCCAAGATAATCGACTTTTGTTTTCGTACGCCTGTTATACTGGCTCTGGTTAGCGACTTTTGCAGAAGATTTTACCAACTGATGATATTCGAGCAGTTTATCCTGCCGTGTTTTAAGGTCTCTACCGCAAACGGGACACAGTTCGGCAGCCAGAAGCGTCGAAAAGCACTGGACAAAATCGTCGCTGAAACCCGATTCCTTATCTTTAAGGTCGTGTACGTATTCGATAAATGCACTATCTCCTGCGTGGTTGCTCAAAGTATTGGTTATTAAAATTTTGCCATCCTGAGCTTTATTAAGGAGAGTGTCGAACCTATATTTAAGTCTTTCTTCTTCTGTGCTTGAAAAGTCCTCGTTAATCTGTCTGACGACATACTCGCAATCGTCCGGCAAATCAAAGCAATAGCTATAACCTCCAATTTCAGGGCAATAGCTCGTTATCCCCGAATCCTCTGTATATTCCCAGCTATCCGTACCCTCTATATCATCCAGAGTAAAACTCGTTGAATCGACGACTGTAATATCGGAAATCTTGTTATTGAGGGCTAATTCAAGACCGAGCGAACCTCGTACACAATAGAATCCGATTGAGTCGCCGTCCTCATAATCGTATGCCTCTTTCGTTGTTATTGTGATAGTACCACCGGATATGCTTATATCGGAAATTGTCTCATCATACTGCTTAAAGTCAGTACCTAAATCGGCGAATTTCAAACTCTCCCTGAACGGGCAGCCCGCCTTCGCCAAATCGAGAACTACCTGTAATCTGGCCTGAGAATATATCTCAAGTGCGAAAGTTGTTATTTTGTCCGAACCATTCAGGTTAGACAAAAAAGGATATGTTCCGAACTGGTCGCCTGCCCCGCCAATCTTGCCGAAGGCTTTATTGATAATCTCCAATTTTGTGTAACTCATTATCTTCTCCTGCCAGAACCCTTACCTCTGCCTTTGCCCCTGCCGTATCCGGGGCCGCCTCTTGAGCAGCTACTTTTATTTCTATTCCTGCGACCGCCGCCACGCATACCTCTGCCTTTGCCCGCGCCTTTTTTTGCTCCGTATTTCATAAGCAATTCCCTTCCTAATAAAGCCTGCCATAAACGGTTATGTCACCCGCCTCGCCAGTTTGCTCAGGCAGGGCATCGTAAATAACGAATTGAACCCACTCAAGACCGGTCATATCCACTACAATAAAAGCAACTTCATTATCACCGGAATTATAGACAGCGACAGAAGGCCATTTGGTTGTTTCATCAAGATTGATAGTATCAGCCCAGAAAGAAGGATTGATTTGAACCCTTGCAGTTGTATCACTTGACGATGTTATGCCGGAACATACAATATTGTTAGAATCAGTTGCCGTCGTTATCGCATAATATCCGGTAGTAAGGTTTGAATCATTATCTGAAGTTACATAAGCCATCATACCGGCGACAACATTTTCGAAGGCTTCATTAGTAACCGTGAATTTGGTTTCGCTATCGGTATAAGTTACATTAGATTCATCTACCAACGCCCCTACAGCGTCACCGCCATCGGGATATACAATGACAGCCTGATTGCCAAGAACACAATCGCCCTCGGCTATGTTCTGGAGCATACCGTTAATTCTGCTCCAGCCTATGATGTTGAAACTGAATGTATTATCAATAGCATTATCAGCACCTACATCGTAATTTTTAGCGCAAATGGCAAACATCCACGCACCGCCCGATGATTGAAATTCAGTGCCGTCACCGCTTCCGGCATAAGAGTATATTCTGTACGGCCCGCCGTTTGCTACCGATGAGCTGTTTTTATTGGCGAAATTGCCCGCCGTAGTTAATGGATATACAGCTGCAAAAGTTGCGCCGTCCTCATCTGCCGTTTCCCTTATCAGCTTCCAGCCCGAATGATATGTATCGAGCGGGTCTGCTCTGGTCGTCGTAATAATAAAGACAATAGCCCCTACAATTACAAAGAACAGCAAGACGGCGATAGTCGCCCGTCCTAATCTTAATATCTTTTTCATTTCGTTCTCCTTAATATCTGTTTCTGTAATATTTTCTGTACCCGTATTTGGTTCTTGCCCTCATAATGTTCTCAGCAGTAGAACTAAGTCCAACTTCTTCCGTGCCGGTGCCGTTGTTATAAAGACTTATGATTTGCGCTTCGGTGAGTTCGTTATCGTAGATTACGAGATTGTCTATAACGCCTTTTGCCATACTAATACTGTCTTTGCCGATGTATATATCCTCATTGCTGTTATCGACATTAGCGAAAGTTCCGTTTATATCATCACTGTCGTCAACCTGCTGGCCATCGAGATATAATTTGACGCCGCTTGACAAAGCACCGCCGTCGTAAGTGCAGCATACGAAAATAAAGTCGCTACCCTCATACAGGGCATAGTTGGTCGTAGTATCAATCCTGCCAATCTTCGCCTGACTGGCGCTTTCGTCATAAAGGGTAAAATACATATTGTCACCACCGACATAAAAGCTCCATTCAAGGGCTGTGCCCTTTTTGTTGGCTATCATAAAATCGAGAGCGCCTTCATCTGCCGAAAGACTTATCCACGATGTAATACTAAAAGGCGTCCCATCAGGCGTAAAAGCGGCGGCATCGGAAACCGTGATATAATCGTTTGTCCCATCGAGCTCTATCGCTGCATTTATCTTGCCCGTAGTAGTATGCGCTGAAGTGTAGTCATCGGCGCCGCCTGTGCCGTGAAAAGTGCCCGTATAGCTGCCGACGGAATCGGTAACAGTCGTATTATCGGCGTCGTCGTTCATCTTCCACTGTGCAATGGCGTCGCCGAAACAGTTGCCGGGCAAAAACAATACTAAGAACAGAAATAATATTCGTTTCATAACATTCTCCAAAATATGGGAGCGAGTTTCCCCGCCCCCACATTAAAATTAAATTTATTGAGCTACTACCGTCGTTCCATCCGTGATACATCTCCACGTCAGATACCAGATAATAACACCGGTGGCATCTCCATCGGTGTTGGTCTGCTCAATATCACCTATAGGACAGAACCAAGAATCAAACAGACTTGTAGCACCGTTAGCGGCAGCTTCGCACGGAGTCAAGACGGATGGCGTAGCATTGGAAAAGACATATTTTGTCCCTACGGCATCGCCTTCTGTTGCTACCGCCGTGGAAAAGTCAACATCCTGCGCAGGAGTTGTGGCATCGCACCAGATTTTCATATTACCGGGACCGGCAGCAATTTCTGTCGTGACAATACCGACAAAATCAAGGATGTAAATAGGTGCTGAAACGGCAAACAAGTCCTCTGCAAACGCCGTCGAGGTTGTGCAGACAGCAGTGTAGGTTTGTCCTGCAACCGTACTGGTTGCCGGCACTAACCTTCCGGACTCATCCGTTGCATCTATCGCATAGTTCTCAAAGCACTTCATATAACCAGGGTCAAGTATAGAGCCCCAGGTATCGGCGTACATCTTGTTGCCGGTACACATACCTGTTGCGTTGCCTGCGAACTCAATACAATGCTCTCCGGTATTTACATTGGTAAGTATATTGTTGTGAATGTTCAAGTTGAGGCATACCTGAGCAGCGCCCCAGATTGGTGCTTCTGAAAAATCTCCATATACTACATTATTCTCTATGGTCGTATCAACACAAGCGCCCTGGTCAAGATTGACAAAAGTGGTTACGTGCCCATCAGTTACATTAAGAGTTTTATAGGTGCAGTTCCTTACGGTAACACCGGTCGCTGTACTGTGGACGATAATGCCATCTACAAACTCATCGACAGTAGTTTCCTCACCATCAAGAAATGCGCAATCTTCAATCGTAGCGTTAAGTCCCGTAGCTTCGATATCAATAGCTTTGAGTACGTTGGTAGCGCCGGGTCGGAACTGGATGTTCTTTATAGTGATGTTGGCCTTGCTGATTACTACTTCGGCAGCCGCATTTTCAAAATCAATTCTCGGTCGAGCATTGCCAACACCCATACCAATAACACTAATACCAGCCACGTCAAGGTCAACAGCATCGGCGTTGCTAACGTCTTCGTAATGGCCTTCGGCTACCAGAATTATATCTCCCGCATCGGCGGTACAAGCGGCCTCGGCAAGATTGATAGTCGTAAAAGCCGAACCCCACGAACGGCCATCCTCACCACTGCCTGAGCGGTCAACATACCATACCTGGCCGGTTCCTTTACCTACCAAACCTGCGATATCGACATCGAGCGACTGGTCATCTCCAATGAGACGGCTTCCAGCGGTGGATTCAATCTCGCTGTAGGTGTTTCGAGCTAAGAACATATCCGCCCCGACAATAGATGCTTCCGGTGTGGCTACGTCGCAGAATAAAGAATTGTCGCTAATAACGCCGGTGGTCGTTTCGAGAAGCTCGATACAAGGTTCGGTATTCAAACCTGCAATTCCGCCGATAGTACCGTTGAATAAGGTATTGTGCTTAATCACTATATGGTCGGCTGCGGTAGTATCGCTGTGAATACAAGCTGTGCTATAATCACCGTGTACTTCGTTACCGACAATCTCTGCATAGTCGGAATCTTCAAAATGAACCATAGCTACGGCGTCATTCGCACCCATCTGGAACCGGCAGTTCTTAATAACAAAGTTGTTATTTGCAGCAGCGTGGTCGATACAGTGGTCGAACTCATTCGTTGCGGAGGCAAAACTAAACTGGCAATCCTCAATCCTACAGTTTTCAGCACCCGTCTTGACCGTAATAGCAACCAGCACCGAATCCGCACCGGCAATAAAGTGAAGGTTTTTGATTGTAATATCATCGTTGTCGATAGAGAGCGTTGCGCTTCCACCGGTATAAGTAAAGGTCGGCCTAAGGTCGCCGTTGCCAAGACCTATAATGGTAACACCGCCTACATCTATGTCGGCATATTCGGTTGTAAGTGTTCCTTCGGCGTGTCCTGCAGCGACATAAATAGTATCACCCCTGTCATCAGTACAGAGAGCCTCGGCAGCGCCAAGAGTAGCAACTGCAGTTGCCCAACTCCTACCATCTCCAGCACCAGGCGTGCCGGAATCAACGTAGAATATTCTGCCTGTGCCGTATTCGGCAACCTCATCATCAACTTCAGGTACAAGATAAGCCGAAGTGTTAATGGCATTTGAACCATAATTTTCAAAACACATCATAGAACCGGGGTCGAGTACCGAACCGTATGTATTGGCATACAACCTATTACCTGAACAAACACCAGTCGCAGCGCCAGAACCTTCGACACACATTGCAGCCGAGGTATAGTTGCTGATAATGTTGTTCGTTATGGTCAGATTAACCGGAACGGCTGCACCCCAGTAGACAGCTGCATCTGCAAAAGTGCCGAATATCCTGCAATTCGTTATCGTGCAGTTGTCGATAGTAGTATCCTCAAGGTTGATAAACGTATCGGCTTCACCAGCTGTAGCGTTAGGATTTACATAAGTACAGTTATTAATGGTAACTACAGCTGTTGCATCAACGAGAATGGCATCTTCCCATTCATCGCCGGACTGCTCGCCGGTAATAAATGCACAATTATCCATCGTGCAGCCAATAGCGCCGGATTCAAAGTGAATACCTTTCGTCATAACCGAAGCGCTTGGATTAAAGCGAAGGTTCTTGAGCGTGACACCCGCGGCATTGATAGTTAAAACCAGCGTAGTATTGCCATCAAAATCAAACAGCGGACGGGCATCACCTTCACCTAAACCAATAATTGTCAGGTTAGCTACATCAATTATCGGTTGTGCCGCCTGAGTCCATCCTTCGTTGTGACCATCTGCTATGTAAATAACATCACCGGCGGAAGATGCGGCCTCAGCGAGAATAAGTGTAGAGTAGGCGTTTTCCCACGTCAGACCTGAACCATCACCTGAAGTGCCACTGTCAACATAGCGAATCGTTCCAGCACCACCTAATATGGTTGGTGTGTCAAGATTCAACTCCTCAATACGCCTGACCATAACCTGGTCGCCACTTCCCAAAGCGGCACTAAAAGTTTCGACAGTAAATGTTCCGGTCAGTGAGACGTAATCAGTGATGTCTCTAATTTCACCTTCCGGAGCATTGCCAACCGAATCATAGTTGAGCGTGCAAATCATAGACCAGCCTGTATTAAAGTAGTCATCGCCGAAACCGGCCAGTAAAGCAACAACAGGAGCCGTCTGGCTGGCAGCAGTATTATTACCTACATAACCGGTATCGGATAGAGCGGCTATCGAAGAGGCGATAGAGGATATTGAGGATGGTATGTCCGTACCGGTATCCACAAGTATCGAGTCAACATTGCCTGATACCGTTGATACTGCTGAAGCAGTAGCACCAGCCGTATCGGAACCGTAAAGTAATGTTCTTGCTTCTGCTGATGTATCCCAAGCCGCTGTATCGGCAAGAATATCATCGGTATCTGAACCTATGTGGTCTAATGCAGCTTTGATGTTATCGTCAACAGCAGAACCAGTAACGGGGCCGGTGAACGCACCGAGCATACTTTCAATGTTTCTTCCCGGTAAAGCCTCAGTCTGCATAGCTACATTGTCCGGCGATACGAACATAGCAGCACCGACAAGTTCAAAACCAGCGCCATTGGCATAGCAGGCATTGTTAATAAAAGCCCCATTAGTTGATGCTTCTACCTGTAATGTCTTACCCGCCGTAGCATCCAGATTGACAACGTAGTTATCGGTAATCATTACACCCGTTGAGGTTGCCTGTAAAATATCGACAACACTTGCGCTCCATGTACCGATAAATGTATTACCCTGAATGATTGTCTTATCAGAACCGCCTGCAAAATAAATCGCCGAAGTGGGGTCGGAACTGGCACCGCCGATAAATCTATTACCTGCAATAGTCAGAGCATCGGCGTCAGTAGCCACATTAAGCATTATCAGTTGTTCCATAGAACTTGATGTTTCCCAGAACTCGCAGCCAATAATCCGTGTACCATCGCCGTCACCGTTGATATAAATACCTGCGGTTATACCACCGGAATAAGCACCCAGAAAACGCATATTGTAAATCGTTATATCGGCCTCGCTTATTGTCAGTTCTGCTCCGGCATTTGTTATGAAGGAAATCGTCGGCTGGTTTTCACCTTCACCGAATCCGACAATAGTAATACCTTCACAATCCGCATCGAGAGCAGAAGCAGCGGTAATGTTTTCTTCGTGGTTCTCGGCGACGTAAACGAAATCGCCTAAATTCGCCGAACACAAATCAATACCTTCCTGCAAAGTTCCGACAGCAGTCGCCCACGAAAGACCTGTAGAACCATCAACGGCAGAATCGACATAGTAAATCGTACCAGAACCTATATCCATACCGCCTAAACCTGCCTCCACTTCTGTCATAAAACGGTAAACCGGGTCGTTACTGCTGCCGGTCCTTACAAACTGAAGGTTCTTTTTGTAGTTATCAGCCCCGTAAGTCAGAGCGGCCTGTGCACAAGTAGCCAATAACAGAAATATAATAGTGGCATAAATTACCTTTTTCATTAAAGTATCTCCTTAATTATATTTTTGATTTAAGATTTAGCGTCAGCGACCAGCTTTTTGGCCTCGGCAATGGCATCGGCTTTAGCTTTATCCGCAGCCTTTTTTGTTGCTTCAGCTTCTTTTTGGGCTTCCTTTTCGGCTGCTTCTTTAGCCAATAATTCCTTTGCAGCCGCGATTTTTGCAGCTCTTTCCTCTGCTGCCCTCTTCTTAGCAGTCGCATCTCTTTTGGCTTTCTCAATCGCAGCTTTCGCCTTCGCTCTTTTTTCTATCATTGGTGCAATCACAAACTTGATTTCTTCTATCTCGTCCACCAAGCCATCCAGAAAACTCTTTAGGGCTTCAGGATTCATATTCTCAATTTTCTTCATAAGTTATTCCCCTTAAAAAATGGGGCGGTTTCCCGCCCCTTGTTATTAACTTCCAGCCGATGCCTTGCTTGGAACGCCAACGGGAGATTCAACCTTAATAGTCCTGTCAGCCGTCGGAGGTTTCGTTGGTGAAAGTGCGGCATTGATTGAGATATTGGCATCGCCATTACCGTCAGCAAGCGTGGACATCAAACCGATATAGACATCATCCGAATCGGTAAGACTTTGCTCACTGCGGAAATCCCTTATTGTCTGGGAAAGTATGGCTCCAATATTGGCATAGGCTAAATGTCGTCCTAAAGTCAAAAGTCGTTTATCAGTAGCTCCGGTTATCGTAACGCTCAGAATCTCTTTGTAAGTAGTAAGAGCCGTCGTTGTGGCAACTCTCAGAGAAAAGGTATATGTTGAACTGCTCCCACCGTTGCCGTCGTTAACTGTTTCGGTATCAACAACCCACCATACATTCTCCATTCCGTGCCCTAATACTGCGGAATCTTTTATAACATTTTCAGATACCGCAGCACCGGCCACCAAGTCCTGAGCAGTTGAAAGTTCGCCTAATTTTGCAAGTATCATAATTTTTCTCCTTTAATTTTAAGAGGCGGCGCTTACTGCGGCTTCACCTGAACCGACTTCGTGATTAAGCGCATCCATCCTGCAAATTACGATGTCCTCGCCTATCATTGACATTTTTGTACGATATATGTTCTTATCTGATGGAAAAACCATCAGCTTATCGTTATTCGTCCGAACCAGCTTGGAGTAAAGTCTTTCGTCGCAGAACAGCAGCCAGTTGGATGGTAAATCCTGAACATTACCATCAGCATTTACTTCCATAGTGCCGCCGGTTGGTGAATTGATAATGGAAGCATCCATAATTGTGTTTACAAGGTCAACGCCGGGATTGTCAGAAACGCCGCAAGCGACGTTACATATCCTCTTAACCGCCCTCTGGTCGAGCAGGCACATTCCCTTTTGAATCATAAACTCAATCATAATGTCCCATCGGTGCTCATCGCTGTTTGTGCCGAGACCATCGACGAGAACTTCGCCCTTGTCCTCTTGCTCAATTCCCAGAGTCGGATGGTTCTTGTTGTAGAGGAAGTGGAATGTATCTATCCCCGGCTTAATCAGCCAGGCTGAACGCCGGTCGTCACCTGAACCGCCCGCAGAGAAACAGAATTTGTTGTCGTAAGTTGTATATGGCGGACGTTTCATAAGACCTTTAAGTGCCGCCTGTTCGGGTGCCGTAGTGCCTGACATCATCAGGTTAGTTACCTGCTGATTGAGCATCATAACGTGCTCGGTTTTGGCGGCTTTGAGCAGCTTCTGTCCGACTGCGGGTTCATAAGTTGTAAATGTATCTTTCGGCGCCTGATAGGATGAGCGGATAGTACAAAGTGCTTCATCTACCGGCTCATATTCACCTTTAGACGACTTCCAGCTACCGCCCAAAGTGACAAGATAGCCTGTCGGCAGATTTACCTGCCGAAGTGCGTGATGGGTCAATCCTTCATTTGCCGGAAACGCGGGAATAAGACGTGAAAAATCGTCCCTTTCCGCCAGAGCGTGTGCAATCTGTTCAACAGGACTGCCGTTTGGATGGCGGAATTTCAGCAAATCATAGACATTCCCATAAGTTAATAGTGAATTAGTCGTTGCCATTTGGCATACTCCTTAAACAAATATTTCTAATTTTCGTTTTCGGAGTGAGGTGTCACTTATCGTGGCTCACAACATACAAGTTCAACCACTTGCAGGTTGCGTTTCTTCCAACGCCGCCACAAGGTTCTGCCAATGGCAAAAGTGTCTTGCTTTATTTTTGTGAGAGGTATCTGCTTACGCAGGCTCTTTAATTAGCATCAATACTACCTGATAATTTTTAGTAATCTTTCCTTTGTTTAATACAAATACTTCTTCAGGATTATGGCTGAGAAAGTTAATATCAAAAGACGGAGTTTCTTCAGGAAACGCTTTTCTTAAATATTCTTTAAGGTCGTTCCTGAAACATTCATTAGCCTTAATTCTCGGATCAGATACCTTGCTGTCTATCGGCATTCTGAAAGTCAGATAGATTTCGTTTTTTGTTTTTTTTACTTTTACTATCATATTATTCTCCCCATAAAGCTTTTGTGGTTTTCTCTAAACCTTCCTTTTCGCCGAATGATTTTTCTTTTTCTTTTTCTTTGATTTCACCACCTTCACCTCCTTCCGTTGAACCCTGTTTTGATAGCGGTGCCATTGCCGTAATTATGGCTTTGGTGAACAATGGATTTACTGCGACAATATTACCGTTTTCGTCAAACAGGTCGTTGACTAACTGGCCTGCTTCTTCTGGTGTTAATCCTGACTTGTTTTGCAGCGTCCTCTTGAAAAGCTCCTTTTGCACTTTGTAGTTTTCATCGCCGCCGAAAGCCTGAGATAGCTTCTGATTCGTTTCTGTAACCTGCTGCTTTAATGCCTGAGTGTGAGATTCTCTTGCCTGCCTGTTAGCTGTATTCCAAAGCTCAACTGCGTTTTCGGCTGTTGTTCGGGGCATAGGATTCTTAAACAAGAATTGCTTGAACGTATTTACCATTGTCTCATCGGCCTGTCCCCCTTCGGCCATCCCCTTCGTCCAGGGGAAATCTTTTAGCTGCTCCTCGCTCTCGACAACACCCGTAAGCTTATTTACGCCGGACATAAACTCCGCCTTCGTCTTATCATCCGGCAGCTTGTCCATAGATTCCGGCAGCTTAAAGGGCGCTCCTATAACTTTCTGTGCCTCCAATAAGCCAACGTGTGCATCTTCGGGAGTTTCGTACTTGCCCATTGCCTTGTTAAACGATTCTCTGTTCTCAGCCGTTATTGATGGGTGCTCAACCCCTTCGGCCCAATGTCCTTCACCATTACTCATAATTATCCTTTCGATTTACCTGCTATTAACATTATTTTTTTGGCGACTTGCTTTAGAAACTTGCGGAATCTACGCTTGCGAGCCATTTTATTTGATAAATTAGCAGTTAGAACATTTACCATTTCTTTTATAAACCCTCCGTAGTCGTGTTCGACCATAGTGCGAATCTCTATAACCACGTCATTGTGCAAGGCTTTTTCCTCCTCTGTTTTGATTTCAATAAATATTTTCTCAATTCTATAGGCTAAATAATCGTTGCCTGCTAAAAGATAAGCCCTCTGTAGCATAGTTTTATAGCCTTTTTGTTTGTCAGTTAGTGGCATTAGCCTGCTCCTACTTTTTCACCATAGGAAATAATGCTGTGGCTATATCGTCAGTCATTAACTCAAACTCTTTATGCGTCATAACGAACATATCTCTGCCATCTTCGCTGCGATAATGGTTTCTTCTCTGAAAACAAGAACACTCGGCAATTTCGTGAACCAGTGTTGAAAACTGCCTGTCGTCTTTATTGTGTTTTGTACCTATAGTTACAATTTGCTTACCAGTGTCTCCTTGTCCGCCGTTATGAGCACTTGTCTTGACTACTTTATGCTCAACGCCTGAAATCATTACTTTGCTTGGTAATCTCATTTAGCCGCCCTTAAAATTCTTTTGCATTCGCTTTTGTTATTTAACGCATAGCAGTCAATATTAATAAATCCTAAATTTACAGACCATATTAACCAACAATGGCCTTGTGCTTCATTTCGCTTGTAATATCTCCATAGGTGATAGCGAGCCCAAATTCTGTTTATATGAATTCGATAAAATGTTTTTCTTGTCTCAATTTCTATTTTTGTTCTCATTTATGTTGCTCCTACAGCCTGTTTCAATATACTGGTCTCATCGACTGGGCCGGAAACACCTTTTGCCGCCTTTGCCATCTCAATCGCATACTCAGTCTGCTTATCCGCTGCCCTCTGCCTGGCAAGTTCATCACGCAAACCCTCGTATTCGTCTTTTGTATTAACATTCTTTTGCGGGAAATTGAGGCTTTCGAGAATACCATCGCCCGTCTCGTACGGCTTTATCATTAGACGAACATAGTCCCTGTCCCCCATAGCTGTACCTATTTCCGCAAGTGCCGCAACGCCTGTCTGTATTGGTTGTAACTGCTGAGCAATCTTTTGCGCCCGCGCCAGCAGGCTTATAAATTCAGGCATAACCTCCGCCGTTGCCATACGCGTTTTGGCATTGTTCCTAATTATGTCTATGATATTCGCCATAACAGAGGGATGAAAAGGCCCGCGACCGGCCTCGTATTCCACGCCCATAATAATATCATCTGCCGGCTTTAACAGTTCGTTGGCATACGATTCAATGCCGCCTAAAAGGGTTCTTTTCTCACCCATCATTTGTATTATCTGCGTTGCCGTTACAGGCTGTTTTATCTGCTCCGGCAATCTTGAGAACATCTTGAATAAATCTATCTCAAAATGCCGTTCAATAGCAGCCCTGAATACCTCTGACAATTCTTTTGTGAACCTTATATCACCCAAAACCTCAAGCGGCTTGGGCGGCCTGTCGTATTCCTGCTCATCTACATACATAGTGCCTTCGGGATCGAAATTGAGCCTGTTTTCCATACTCTTGAGCGCAATGTGAGGCATTCTCGTTGTTAGCTGCGTACCTTCAATATAGTGCTTATGAACCTGCTGCTGAGACGCCATATCCCATATAGCCGCTGAAGCCGGCGTCCAGGAGATACTATCCCAGGGCTTTTTATTATAGTTCCAAACCATAAACGGCCTGACGAAAAAGCCGCCTTTTGACAATGGCTCTTTTTGCTTGTCCTTTTCGGCATCTTTTTCATAGTAAGCCATATACCATTTATAATCGCCAAACGGCTTTGTGAATCCCTGAGCATCCCAGATTTCATCGTCGGACTTGAATACTGCCAGTATTATCGTGTGTTCCTTGTAATAATCGCCGTTGTTGATTTCATTATTTAGTAAGGTGCTTAATTTCTTTTCCCTCTCCGCTTTCTTGGCTTCCGGCGTTTTGGCTGTTATGAATTTGTCGCAAATCTGCTTAACCGTCCAGTTCTTGTCCCTGATTATTAAGCCTTCAGGACGACCATACCTGTCATAGAATACAAAACAGTTCCGGTAATGGTGCGGCATAAACATTACCTTTTGCTCATTTACAATCTCCTCGGACATCATTACCGGAGAGCCTATAGTCAAGCCATCGTGTGTAAACTGCGTAGCTATATCGTAATAATTGCTTCTGCGATATGCTGCTGTCATATGGTCTTTAATGCCCTGACACCACACATCAAGAGCATCTATGCCCCGAAGCTCAAAGGCCGCCATAATGTACATAATCCAGTCTATTTCAGAGCTTACTAAATTATTCTGTAAGCCCTTTGACATTACCCTTGAAGCCCAGGGGCCAGTACCCTCATAAATATCCTTGCCCAAGAAATCACCTCTGCTGTTCGAATCTGATGCAATATCCATATCCGGCCTGAACAGTTCGGCAATCCTATCCCTCGATGTATTGTAGTGAGAGTATTTACTCTCCTGAAACTTCAATTTGGCAGATATTTTCTCGTGAAGGTTTTTATCTTCCCAAGTACTCATAATCTTGTTTCTCTAATATTTACTATTCTCATAATCTGATAACATTTTTCTTCTTCGGCTTATGAGATTCAGCCTTTTTCTGTGTTTCTTCTAAATCCTTAGCCTTGCGTCGCTTAGATGACATTACCTTCTCCTGCGTTTACGTCTTGTCTTTCTCTTTACTGTCTGTACGCCGCTTGCAATCGTCCTACCACCTCGCGGCCCCTTCTTTGACATAACCCTGACGTGAATATATTTGCCAGGTTTCGGCTTTATCGTCCTGATTCGCAGAACCTTGCCACGACCCTTTACTTTGCCGCCTGGCTTGTCCGGTAGCTTTCTTTTGCAACCTTTTCCTGTCATTGTAATTTACCCTTCTCTTGCATTTTAGCTCTGATGTATTCGCTCCTCTTTTCAAACCAGCTTCTTCTTGACATCTTTTGTGCCATAGCGTAGAATCTCATCCGCAAATTCACATTGCCCGTCATATCAAATATCAAGTCGGCAAGTTTATCCATAAACCTTGAATCGGGATGCACATCAGTTATCTCCCAAAACATATCCTCAAACGTCTTTTGCTCTTTTTTAGTTAGTGGCATCGCTAAACTCCTTCTGCATCCTTTGCCTGGCATTATCATCGCTCCTTATAGTCACGCCTGCTTCTTTTTCATAGGTTCATATACTTTCCAGGCTTCCCCCAGTCCATCCAAGTATATCCATTTCCCGCATTTCATACATCTATAACATACAGCCCTAACAGAGCCATCCGGCCACATAAGTATAGGCGCCTCTTTTTCTACATACATATTTGTTGTATGTTGGCAAATATCTAACATTTTACGCTCCTGTCAATCCCAATAACGCCTTCTTGCCCAGAGTTAAATTGTCCCAGTCCTGATTGATAAATGCGGCAGCGAGCTTGAGCCTGTTCTTTTCGTCCTCACTCACCTGCGTTACCGGTTCTGCCGTCCGCCTTGCCTGCTGTGCTGTAGCCGTCGGCATTACAACCTTATGTCCGCCGCCACCACCGCCGAATAAAGCATCCAAAACCGTAATCAATGCGAAATTCATATTACGCTCCCTTCGCTCTCAATATCTTAATTGCATCTTTTATAAGTGTGTTTTTGCTTTTGCCCGATTGACCACCCAATGCTTCTTCCAATATTTCAATAGCTCTATCTTCTTTTTTTCTCGGTTTCTCTAATATTGCTTGTTCTTCTGCTGGCATATTACGCTCCCTTTCTCTTTCTGAATCCTCTGCTGAGGACGTTATTTGAGTATGGACTCTTCCTTGGCATTGTTATTCTCTGTATATGGTCACCAACACGAATACCCTGAACGTACAAAGTATAATACTTGACTGCCATATGGCCGAAAGAATCGGCGATATGTATGTCAATAGTATCTCTCACCGGTTCTTCAAAGAATACCGGCCTGTCATCAGTCGATAGCTGTGTATTCTTGCGCCGTCGAAACTTCATTAAGCCGACATATCCTGTTTCGCACTTTTCCTTATCAAAAAAGACCTTCGGCATAATGTTCTTTATTGACCTTATTCTGTCGTCGAAAGAGTGTGGCTCGACCGTCCTTAGGTCAATACCGAGCCTCTTTGCTTCGTGTATAGTTGTTTCGCCTGTTTGAAAGCTTTTGCTGTTACTGCCGTGTTTAGGTTCTAAGTCGGGTCCCGCCCAATGCTCACCATATACATACGGCCTGTCCTGCAATAACTTCGCAAAGTGTGGCAAGCCCTGGCCTAAGTCATCGTAATAATGTTCAATACAGTTAATCTTCTCACCCTTGAATTGAACAAACCAAAGAGATGTATAAATATTGCCTGTGTCCCAAAAAGTGAATACCTTAGCCGATGGGTCGTGCGGTACAAATGTTATTCTTCCCTGTTCTTCTGCAAGCGCCATTTCCTTGCCGAGATATGTACCTTCCATAGAGGCCCTGAACGCCTCATCCGCCGTTGACGGGTGCTCTTTATACATATCAGTACCCAAAGTGCGTTTCTTGACTACATACCAAGCCCTTTGTTCTGGCGTTATCTCTTTTTTATAGATGACCTCTAAAACATTGAAGTATTCGTTCATTTTTGGTGTTATTGCTATATCTTCAGGCTCGATAACATTGTCCGGCTTTTCGTGCCATGCAAAGAAATGAAACTTATAATCCAATTTAGACAGCTTCTGTCCGCTCTTCTTCAGCCCTTCGGCTGTCTTACATAGCGAATGAAAATCATTACCCATACCTTCGGCTGTCGATTCAATGAATATAAACCCGTTCTCGTGGACTGTCTCTGTAGCTCCATCTTTAATCTCTTTGGCCTTTTCTGGTGCGTGGGCACACACATAACCGTATTCTGATATATGAAGATACTGCAGCGTTCCCGAGCGCATAGAAGTACTGACGTAAATGCTGCTGTTATTGCTTAACAAGAGTTCTTCAACTGAATCCTTTGTCTGATATATTGTTTGTTTTATAGACTTCGGCAGCCTGTCATAAGCATATTTGACCTTATCCCTGAAAATCTTTTTTGCATCTTCTAATCTGTGAGCGATTATGCCAGCCCTTACATTCTCGTTGAATAAGCAGGCGTCAAGAAAGAATATACAGATAAATGTCGTTATCCCGTGTTGCCTGCTTTTGAGTATGATGTTGAGCCACCACATAGCCATATATAAAGCGTACTGTACGGCGTTTAGGTGAAAACGTATCTTATTGCCTTGGTCGTCCATAATCCAATAAAGATTATTGAGCCGCCATAGCCGATTATCCAGATTGTCTTTAAGTTCTTTCGTCGTCACTTGGCAACTTCCCTTTACTTGGCGATAACTCCTTTAACAATTCCGCCAATCCCTGTGCTTTCTGTTTTTCGTGTACTTCGTATATACCAAAGTGCTTACCCAAATTGTCTAAAGCCTTGTTCTTATCCCAGAATCTCACTTTGTTTATATAACCATTCAGTTTCCTATTTTTGCCTGTACCTTCATACTCTTCTGTTACTTCAATCGAGGCTATAGCCTTGCGTGAATCAATAGGTATATCTTTTATGCTCATCAAGCAACCATCGTCGTCGATTACATCAGCAACATCTAAAAGAGCTATTCGAGCCATCTCTTTAATTACATCATCCGCTTTGACTTGAAGGCGGTCTTGCTGTTCTGTTTTCAACTCCTCAATTCTTTTTGAAATCTCAACATTTCTCAACAGGCGTTCACCTTGTGAACTTGCTGTCTTTTTACTATAACCTGCCCTTATCGCTGCTTGGGTAGCGTTTAAGTCAATTATATACTCTCTACAGAATTTTTCTTTTTTAGGGGTCATATTTTGTCGGCCTGCCTGTTTTCAATTTATCTTCCTTTAATCCGTCAAATCGGTAGCTGTAACAACACCATTTATAACCTCAATCCTGTAATACTTCCCGTTTGTTGTATCTTTTAGGATAACACCTTTATAAGCTTTCGGGCTGTCATCGTCATTTCTGCCGAGATAGTATGTGTCATCGTCAACAGGTTGTATATTCCCACCGACCGAAAGAACACCTGTTCCTACCTCTTTCGGATTGATAATCATATCTGTTCCATCATAATAAACAGAAGCATCTTCGCCTGTTCCGAAAAGCGTTTTCTGGCTGTCATTTGCCAACAGATTCTTGGTTGTGGCTGCTGTTTCAGCCGTATAGATTCCATAGTTTTGAGCTGTTCCCCCCGTAGCTCTTCCAATATAAATGCCATAAACATTTGTAACATCACCAGGTAAAATATTGTGAGTACCCGCATTAAATCTTCCGCCGATTGAATTAGTAACAGTACCGCTATAATATTCACCTCCAATAACTACACTGTTTCCATACATACCTGTAACATTAGTTACATCATAAGTACCAAGAGAAACGACGGCGGAAAAATAACCGTATATTGAGGAATTATCAGCGGTTGGTTGCCAATAGGTAGAACTATCTAAAGCATAAAATAGTCCCGTCCCAGTAATGGGGTTTGCTAAATCTCCACCCACTAATACACCAGACTTTTGAGCCGATTCACCAACTATAACTGCACTACCACCTCCCGTTAAAACACCAATGCCGCCATTTACCAGAGTTTTTGAATTTGTGGTATCAACAGTAAATACATCTTTGGCATCAACATTTTGCCTTACAAGCAATGCTTCAGTTGATGTATTATCTATAGTTAAATCACCATCCATCTGGTCGGAAGTATTAAGAAGATAATCACTATGTGCCTGAGAATTGTCCTGTGAATGTGTGTAGGCCGTATCCCAATTTGTGCTATCCTCAACAACATCTTTATTTACTTCGCCATCATCACCTATAATTTCTGTTTCAACAAAGTTTAAAGCACCAGTTATTGTCAATCCCACAAACGCAGGGCTATTTCCTGTACCTAAACCGAGAGATGTTCTTGCTATATTACCAGATTCATAAGCGAAAGCCTCATCAGAAACCGATACTATAAACTGACCATCACCACTTGGAACATCAAGTGTGTTCAGGTAATCGAGCACATCTCCCTGAGCCTGAGTAACCGACCCTGTTTTCAAGTCAGTGCCATCAACATTCGTCCAGCTATAGTTATGCAGGTCTTCATCAACGACATAATCAACATCATTTGTATCATCCTGATAAGTTACAGCAATAAGTGTTTCCGTATTACCGGAAACCATACCGCCGACAATATCTTCTACCCATTCACTGGAAGCGTTGAAATCGCCTATATTGACATCTTCAAAGTCGTGGCCATCCCATAAGTCGGCGTTCAGATTATCAACTAAATTCGTATCGTAGGCTTCGTTATAGTCGATTATATGCCAGCGACCACCTCGGCCATTAGCATCCTGAATCGAAATATCGCCATCAACGTCAAGCGTTGCATCAGGTTCGGCTGTGCCTATCCCCACTTTTTGCTCATAACCTGAATTGCTGACGACAAGTGTATCGTTATCTACTCTCAATGCCCCCAAATTCGGTGATAGGTCAATTCGTAAATCAATCTTGCCGGCGCTATCCCTATAGGTGGCTTGAATTATATGCTCGATATTGCCCCTGAACATTTCACCTACAATATCCTGGATTTGCTCTGTTGTAACAGGGTCAACAGCTCTATTAGAACGGCTGCCGAGCGCCAATGGAATTGACACAACTAAAAATATGCACAGGATTCTTGCTGCTTTTTCAACCATCTTCAAACGCCCTCCTTACAGCGTGCAATTCTTTTTCTTGAAATTCTGTTTGTTTTACTTGGGCTTCATATATTTTGCTTTTTTGGGAAGGGTTGATATTTGGATTCAAAGTTGCAATAGATTCCAATAAGCGTATAATCTCTTTGGCGTGATAATCTATATCCGCAAGATACATATTTACAACTTTTGCGTTGCTCATACATTATAAAATACAGGATATGATTTATGATGTGTTGTTAAAAATTAGCGGATTTTCTTATTTTTTTTGCGGATATTTTGAATCCCCCCAACGCCTTTGCAATATTTTCAATTTGTAGCTGTGATAACTGGTTGTAAGCCTTTTTATGGCTTTCTAACTCCCTATATGAAGAATCGGGAAGTTTTAAGCGACGTGCTATTTCTGATATCGACATACCAGTTTCATCTCTTGCTTCTCTCATTACATTCGTATATAATTTATACTCAATAACAGGTTCAACTTCTAATGTTCTTACCATTTATATCTCCTTATTATTTTTTGGATACTCCCTTATCTGCAAATCTTTGGGGAATTTGTTAATGTCGTGTTCGACTTTGCCGTTTATATCGAGCTGCTTGATAAAGACAGGGACTCCTGCGTCTTTGCACTGTTTGACTAAATCCCTTACCCATTCGAGTTTGCAGGGACGGCGTTTCGGGCCTGATTCGCAACCGATGATTAACCAATCAACTCTTGGGTGCATCCCTTTGATTGTATTTCGCCAGCCCCAATTTGCTACGTTTACTTCTTCTAATAATGGCTCACAACTCACAAACCTTACTGCCACTGGTATCTGTAAAAGTATAGGGATTCTCTCATCGGCTCTCGGTTGATTCTCTACTGATGTGCCGAGCCAAAGATTTTTAAGTGTTCTTATTTCTGGTAATTGTTTTCGGCAACGCTCAAAATATTCTTTCATTACTTCTGGTCTTTTTGTTAACCATTGAAAAATATGTTGTGGACATACTGCTGCTATTCCCCAAACTCTGTCTATAAATTCAAACGGCACTTTCGGATGAAACAAGTCCCCCATCGAGCAGACGAAAATCCGGCGTGGCTTTTTCCAATGAAGAGGCTTGTCAAGCTGGTTTGGTCTCATAGCAATAGCACCATTCCACCGCTTGCTATCCACTACATCACAATAATTTTGCAATGAATTATACTGCTCACTTTCTACAAATTTTTGATATCCGATTTTGGCTAATCTACAGGCCATCCTCTCAGCGTAGCAATTATTACAGCCTTCGCTGACTTTTGAACAGCCAACGACAGGCGACCAAGTAGCATCAGTCCATTCTATTTTGCTTTTTTCTGCCACGATTCACCTCTAATTATATTCCCCACTTGAGATTTACTTATTCCATATTTATCTGCTATTTTCTGATAACTAAGATTGTTTTTCCTCATACTTCTAATTTTATTTACATCAGATTCATTCAATTTTGCAGACGGATTGTTCCTTCCTGATTTATCATATCCATTAAGATGGGGATGACGTTTTTTGGCTTCACGGTCTTGTGCATTACCTTTGGCTGTTGACAAGAACAAATGCTGAGGATTAACACATTTACGGTTATCGCAAGTATGACAAACAGAAATTCCAGGCAAGATAGCGCCATTTGCAAGCTGATATGAAAACCGATGTGCTTTAACTTTTTTCTTGCCTACCCTAAATTGGCCATATCCATTTTGAAAACAACCAGCAGTCCATAACCAACAAGATGATGTTTTGTTAACATATCCCCAAAATCTTTTTACAATTATTTTTGTCGGCATTTATCAATCCTTTCCTTGCCCGCCGAGCTCATCAATGAGCTCATCAATTATTACGTTCCATAAATGCCGACCGATTGAGCCAGAGAATTTATCAAGTGTTAATCCTTCTTTTTGCAGTATTTGATGAAATCGAGAGTATTGTTTTGCTGTTGGTTCGATAAACACTGTTTCGGGATAAGGGTTTTTATTTTTTAACTCTTTCAGCAATTCAATTACTTCATTTTCTTTTCTCTTATTCTCTACCTGTAGCTGCTCAATTTGTTTATCCATTTCTATCTCTTTATCAATATGTTGATTTATGATTTCACCATCCGCTTCTAAATATATACATTTATCACAGCCTTTTTGTCTTTTCAGCCTTTCATTTTCGGCCTGTAGCTGCTCATTACGTTCTATAATTCTTTCCATTACTTTTTGTGCCGTTTTGGGAATTTCCTTCCACCAGGCAAAAGGTATTGGCTCTTCTCCTTTAAGTTGTTGATTTTCGGCCTGTAGCTGCTCAATATAAGCGATAAATTTCTTTACATCATCAACACAACATATACAGCGATAAGGCTTATTATCAGCATCTTTTATTGATGCTTTTTGATTTTTAATAAACTCTGCTATTTCACCTTCACTATTCATTTTCGGCTTCTCCTACGCACGTATAAGTGTGCCATTACTGAATCCTTTTTATTCAAATAATCCTTTTTGACCTGAAAGTCTTTCTTTATTCGGCACGTCAGTTTCAATCTCTTTTAATCTTTCCTCGGCGATTCTTACGTAATCAAGCTGTAACTCGATAAGTATGTAATCCCTTTTTAATTTTGCGGCGACTATACCAACTGTGCCTGAACCTGCGAAAATATCTAAAACAATACCAGCTCTCCACCCTGCGCCACAGCCGCAATCGTTGTAACCAATAAATTTTTTCGGTGTATTTATTCTGGCATAATCAAAATCAATTCCAGCTCCACAACCCATTATTTTTCTCTGATTATTTGACTTACTTCTATTCCAATCTTTACCTTTAACTTTTTTATACATTTTCTCTCTCGCCTTCCCGCATTTCGTACAGACGTATTCAGGTACAGACATTTTTATCATAGGCTCAACAAGTTTCTGCGGAAAGGTAGCATAATGACCTGTTAGTGGTATAATTAAATTTTCCGAACCGCATTTGGGGCAATTCAATATAACTTCTTCATTTTCGTCTTTTTCTTCAAAGACATATTGACAGTCAAGACACAACTTCTTACTCATTTCAGCCCCGCACTTCGGACAGGAATTTCCCTCAAAAACTGTATCGCAGACCTTGCAGTAGTTCCAGCTATTTGGCTCTGGATTGATTGCCCAGACGTTGCGGATTGTGCGACCGAGAGGATTACCAATTTGTTCTCCATCAGCATTTATAGTCCCACTATGTCCTATCAGACTGGACCCGCCACCGCCATAACCTCGCTTGCTATGATATTTTGTTTGATTACCCTGCCCCATTCGTGGCCGCTCAGCATTTAATTCTTGAGCTTCCTCATACTGCTGCTCATACCAATACTTTTTCCCCTGAGTGAACATATATAAATATTCAAATCCATTTTTGTTTGGCCGGTCAGCACAACTATCGGGCATACAAGAGCCGCTTTTTTTCTTGCTTATTGTTTTACCCCTAATAATTTCCCCGAACAAATCATCCTCATCGGGCAGTTGTTTAATTAAAGGTTTGCCACAATGCGGACAAATATTAGCTCCGAAAGACATTGACTTAACCCAAATAATAGAACACCGCTTAATCCAGCCCTCCTTCTCCATAGCGAGACAGAATTTTTCGGGTATGTTGCACATACTTTTTTCTTGCATATCTTTTATTGTTTTCTTGCCTACTTTCTTAGCTGCATTTCTTGAAGGTCTTACAAAAGCATTTTTGCCATAACTTCCCATTCCAGATGCGTTGTATGTATCTCCTATATTCACAAACAATACCCCATCTTTTCTCAGGACTCTCTTGCATTCGTTGAAAACAATCATTAGATGGTCGATGTAGCCCTGTTGAGTGATTGTGCGTTTTGGTCGAAAATATTTTAATAAGTTATTAGGGATTTTTTTCTTGTCTATCTCAAACATATATAGTAATCTCGGCTTAGAGCAAACTTATGTATGGGTTTAGAACTAAAATTTGTTTGGGTTGTGGCAAAACGTTTTCTGGGCATTTTGGCCCAAAGCGAAAGTTCTGTTCTATTTGTTGTCGCCAGACATTTAGGAATCATCCCAGCAGAAATCCAGCAAAGACCAAAATGGCACGCCAGAAAATATCTCAAGCCCGCAATGGGAAATCGACTGGTTCTGGTAAAAAACATTGGAATTGGCAAGGTGGTAAATGGTTTAATTCGATAAACACAAGAAAGCCCTGTCCCGAATGTGGGCGACCTATTTGGTTGAAATCGTCCTTGTGCCAATCTTGTTGCCAACGAGGAAAACGCTCTGTAAATTGGAAAGGTGGAATATCTCCCCTTAGAGTTCTTATAGCGAAAACACCAAAATATAAAAAATGGCAAAATTCTGTATTCAAGAGAGATGAATATATTTGTCAAGATTGCGGCAAGCGTGGTGGCAAGTTGCACGCGCATCATCTTAAATCGTTTGCAGAATATCCTAAAAGTCGTTACATAATTGCAAACGGAATAACTTTGTGTAAATATTGTCATCATAAACGTCATACTGGATTACCTAAGCCAAAATATACGTAAACTTCTTTTTTTTCTTTTTCGTTCAAATCAGGACGTAATTCCATTATCTCTATTTCAACTGCTTCGATTGTCGGTTCGAGGCCGAGCTCACCACGCCAGGCACCGCAGAGAGAGCAGAATTGACCTTGTATAATTTTGCCGATAGCAATTTTTTCTTGTTTTTTTTGACCTGGCGAGTTGCCCCATCTTTCATTGAAATTTTGGTTGTAATTATCTGATGTTTTTTTCATTAACTTGCTTCCCCACTTATGCCGACAATCCTTATCCCCTCCCCAGACC